GTCATCCTTCCTTCGCCTTATCACCAATGCTTCAGAATGTACAGTGGGTGCCAATTGCCACGGCCCTGACGGAACGCTCTTGTACTCTCGAATCACACAGTTTGGACTTGATCGTCTCATAGCAGGTGATTTTAGCAAGTACGACAAGCGAATGCCTACATCCGTCTTGAAATACGCTCTTAGTATTTACAAGCGCTGCATGTTGAGGTACTGGGATTTGGAGCAAGTAGAATTGGAGAGGCGTTGCCGACAATTTGATGCATGGAGTTTGGATGTTGTTTACCCCACGATTGATTATTTTGGAGATATTCTGCAGATGCGAACAGGAGATTTTCCTAGTGGAATACCCATAACAGCTGATGTGAATGGATTGGGAAATTCTATTATCCACAGGTGTGTGTATTACTTGTCCTACATCAGGAAGACGGGGTCCTCCGACAACATTCCCCCTTTCCAGACAATGGTAGCTTTTCTGACGTATGGTGACGATAGTGCAGGTTCTGTGTCCCCAGAGTGTGATTGGTTCAACATGACAGTAATTGCCAATATTTGTGGAGAATTTGGCATCAAGTATACTGATCCCGCGAAGTCTTCCGTAGTTCCTGAGTTTTTGAACCACAATGATTTGGATTTTCTAAAACGGAATTTCAATGTGGTTCACGAATGCGGGCACCATCTTGGTGCTCTAGATGTTAATTCAATATATAAACCATTGTGTATGGTTTTGTGGGACAAAGAACACCACTTCAACCTGCACGAGTTGACAATCGAAAATATCAATGGATCCATGTATGAAGCCTTCAATCATGGCAGAGAGTTCTACAATAAACACCAGGAGGCCATGAGGACCATAGCACAGGAGTTCGATATGTGGTCATCTTGCAGACATCAGGTGTCAATGACATTTGATGAACGCTTGATAGCTTGGCACGAAACGTATGCCCCACAGGTTCAATATCTGTCAGAACACGGATGGTAGAGAGGCCTCGCCACGGCGGCGTAAAACAGTCCCCAGGGAGACAACCCAGGTTAGGCAAACAACCACTCTTTCATGGCACGTACAAGATTCCGCGATATTGTACTGGAGAGCGCGAGAGTGAGTAATTCGTGAAGAGTCGGAGATTGATTGAGCAGTCACCTCCAACAGACTTTTGTAGCTTACTAATAATAATAATAATAATAATGTAAATAACTATATATGTAAATGTAAATTTTGTAAAAATGTGTATGAATATTTTTGGAAAGATGAGATTGACGAAGATGTGTTTCTTGTCCCAGAAGCTGATATGCCAGAAGCTGCTATACACCCAGCAGATGCGAACGCTAAGCAGCAAACAATGACGTTTTCCGATGGGTCTCCTGGGGCCATGGATTACATTGTAACTACTGGATCTGATAATACTCGAACGTCCCGATATTCAGACGATGTGGGGCTGAAAGATTTTCTCTCACGCCCTATAAAAATTGATACTCGGGACTGGCAAGTCAACGCTAACACGCACCATCAATTTGACCCTTGGACTCGATTTTTCAAGAACAAGCGTGTCATAAACCGGTTGAATAACTACAATATAATGAGGGCAACTCTTAAATTGAAGTTTGTGATAAATGGTAATGGATTCTATTATGGAAGAGCAATTGCTTCGTATCTCCCTCACGAATTTTGGGATGATTTGTCGCAGAATCGTTCAACTGTTAAAGAAGACATTGTGCAAGCTTCTCAGCTTCCTCATGTCTTCATAGACCCGACCACTTCGACTGGTGGCACATTGACCCTTCCGTTCATGTATTACTATGACTTCATCAATACTACAGATGGAGCATGGAACAAATTAGGCACAGTTGTGTTGCGTAGCATAAATGAGCTAGCTCATGCCAACGGTGGCACAGATGCAGTAACTATCACTACTTTCGCGTGGGCTGAGGATGTCGAGCTGGCAGTGCCTACATCTGTTGATGCTGAAGGTCTCGTACCTCAGGCAGATATGAAACTGAGTGGTGGTGATGAAACGGACGAAGCGAACAAGACTGGGATGATATCTGGTCCAGCAACATCTTTGGCGTCTGCTGCCGCACGGTTGAGGAAGATACCATCTCTGTCGCCGTATGCTAGTGCGACAGAAGTTGGCGCATCAATGGTTGCATCAGTGGCTAAGGTCATGGGATATTCGCGGCCCCCAGTGACACGGGCTCCCGACCCTATGCAGCCTCATAACACTGCATCCATGGCTCTATGTACAGTACCGGATGTGGTGAACAAGCTCACTGTGGATGACAAGCAAGGTCTTGGAATGGGGTCTGAAATAGCGGGGATAATGTCCTCTGATCCCATGTCCATTGCCAGTATAGCCCAACGCGAATCTTATGTAACAACATTTGAATGGCCGACTGATGCTGCGCCAGATCAGCTTATCTGGAATACACGAGTGCACCCTTCAATATATGCGCGTGCTTCAACTTCGCCCCCTGAACTACACCTGCCTGCTTTGG